TCGACATGGCGTACTTGGCACTTCCCGTGCCCGAAGGACCCGACTCACAATCCGCGCTGATTTCTGCCGTCAATGGTTACCGTCCAGATGGGGTTGCTTTCGATGATGTTCACGTGCTAGACACCAAGAGAGTCTTACGTCAATTTGACTTGATGACTACTGGCATTCGTGCTGATGATGTGGCAAAGGGTTTGTTGTTGCGAGATTGGCGTCGCCAATCAGTCTTCGTTCTCCTACCTCAAAAGACGAGCCTCCTTGAATATTTGCTCACTGCTCCCAAAACCTCCTTGCCAGACGGACTCACTCCGCAACTGCTGCGCAAATTTAAAGCTAAACCTCATGATTTCAAATACTCTGACTGGTTCTCACCACTAGTTACGGAACACTCGTCAGTCGTTCAATCTGTGCGTTATCTTAATTCTCATCCTGTTGTATTCACCACGACTGTTAAAGTCATCGGTGCTCCTGTCCGTCTTTTTGCCCCCTTCAAGTACTTCGACATTTCACAAGGCATTCTCTCTGACTTGATGATTCTTAAAATGAACCACCAGCTGCCGCCACTTCCTGCTTTCCGTGTTATGGTCTCTATGTTCCCGTCTTCCGCTTCCGGCTCTTGCGTGCTTCCTCCGATTGACGAGTGGCGTAACTCCAACACCCATCCCGTGTGCCTTTTGCTTGCTTCCATGTACGATTCGAGTTACAAGGCCACCGCTAGATATCTCGATCGTTCCCTTATAACTGCTATGTTATGTGGCCAACGTCGTGTAAAACAAGTTAAGTATTCTCCGTTGATGGCGCGAGCGGCTAGATCCGTGGGTCTATCTGTTAACGTGACCAATCCGACACGTCAGATCAATACGTCCCTCATAGACGTGCATACTGTGGTGATTGATGTCCGCTCCTCCTTGGACAACCGTTTGACTCCGACGCGGTTACGTTTCTGCGGTGTTCCCGTCGCACTCACTGCACATATGGGCGTTGCTCCATCCGAAGACTGGTTGGCGGTGCGTGATGAGACTGGTATGTTTGTTGATTGGTTCCTAGTTCTCACCTTGTTCTCGGATCGTATTAAAGGCCCTACTGGACAGCACGTTTGTTTGAATCCTCTCTCCACCTCCGTTGATTCAGTCAATTTCGTCCGTGTCCATGGTTACGTTAGTCAACATGTTCAGTCGCTAAAGCCTTGGCAGTATGGTCGACTCAGCTCATTCGGGGTGGCGATGGCTAAAGGTTCGTTCAAATCCACTATGACCCGCTTCTTAACATCATTAACGATTGCTGGAACGCGGTTGATTTTTCCTAATGTCATTGCTGATAGTGATGATCCAGGTGATTCTCTCGAACCCACTTTCGAGAACCAGGTTCTAGCTGAACTATCCTCAGTTGATGCGGACTGGGAACGCAAAGTCTTCACCGCTTCTGGTACTGTTGACACGAGTTATCTGTCGACCGTTATCTTTCCTATTTTCCTCCGTCTCTTCCGATCGGAGTTAAGCCCACATTCCAGAACTTTTTACGATGAGCGTGCTTCCTCAGCTAGGACTCTGACATTCGCGCATGCTGATGCTGAGTTTCTCGATGCCGGTTGGGTTGATCGGATAGAACGCTGCTACATTCACTATGATGAAGAGAGAAATGTATTGCTCAGGAGTTCCAGAGTTGGTGGCTCCACTTTTCAATTAGTCTTGAGTCGATGTTACAAAATGATTGCTTCGCCTGCTCCCTCTGAACCTGTCTCCATGTTGTTAAAAGCGCTAGTTGGTGGTTGGTTGTCAGCAGGTCCCGTGCTGTCTTCGTTATCACACTCCGCCTCCGCTCGCGTTCTCGCATGGTACATAGATGATCATCATTGGGTCGATCATGGGTGGTGTTTATGTGATAAACGCAAACATGTGACATTCTCATTCATGCGCGGTCACCCTGACGATCTAGCTGTATTAGATCTACAAGACTGGTCTAAATATCGTGCCACTATCTCCGTCCTCACCGATCCCCTTGATTTCGGTTCGTCTCTCCGTGTGGTTGCAGCCCGTGTTTACTGGACTTCGCAAAAACCGTCAGTAGACGTGTTTGACAATCGGGCCCTACTTACACCCTTTCAAACCTATCATGTCTCCCTTAATTGTGCATGTCCCTTGGGGGTCCGTTTTCAGGTGAAGAATGTTGGTCTGAAATTGGCTACAGTCAGTGGCGCTTGATTTCAAGGTCGGCTTCCAGCGCCGTGCTGCTATGACGTCTGTGGGGGGTATGCTGGTACCCACAGATTAGTAGCAGTAG